GTTGTTTAATAAAATGGAACCTGAAGATATTGCTTTCCCGCGAAGTGTTAATGGACTTGCTAAGTATACATCAAGAGCAGACATATATGGCAAAGGAACACCGATGCATGTTCGTGGTGCTTTGATGTATAATCACCTGCTCGAGAAGCACAATCTTAGTATGAAGTATGAAGCAATTCAAGAAGGCGAGAAGATTAAGTTTCTATACTTGAAGGAACCAAATACTATTCGTGAAAATTGTATTGGTTTCATTGGTAAAATACCAAAAGAGCTTGACATACATCGGTATGTAGATTATAATACAATGTTCAATAAGAGTTTTCTTGAACCATTAAAACAAATTGTAGAAGGCATTGGTTGGAATACAGAACCAGTTGCCACGTTAGAGGATATGTTTACATGAATGCACTAATAGATAAAATTAAAAAGAACAGCACCATTAAAGAGACTAATGTTCTCTCTAAGAGTAAGTTGTTTAGCACCGCAGATCTGATTCAAACATCAGTTCCTGTGTTAAACGTTGCCCTGTCTGGTAAGTTAGATGGTGGTCTCACACCAGGACTGACTATCTTTGCTGGCCCATCGAAGCACTTCAAGACAGCATTTGCTATGATGTTGATCCAGAGTTTCCAAACTAAGTATCCTGACGGTGTCATCCTGTTTTATGACTCTGAGTTTGGTGCACCACAATCATACTTTGATAACTTCGGTATTAATACTGACATGGTCATTCATACACCAATCACTGACATTGAACAACTAAAACATGATGTTATGCAGCAGATGAATCAGTTTGAGCGCAGTGATCATGTGATGATTGTTGTTGACTCTGTTGGTAACTTGGCATCCAAGAAGGAAGTTGATGATGCACTTGACGGTAAGTCGGTCGCAGACATGACTCGCGCCAAGCAAATGAAGTCCTTGTTCCGTATGATTACACCACATCTTACCATCAAAGACATTCCGATGGTAGTTGTCAATCATACTTACATGGAAATCGGTATGTTCCCCAAGGCAATCGTCTCTGGTGGTACAGGCATCTACTACTCGGCTGACAACATCTTTATCATTGGTCGCCAGCAAGAGAAGCAGGGCACCGAGGTAGTTGGTTATAACTTTATCATCAACGTAGAGAAGTCACGTTATGTTCGTGAGAAGTCCAAGATTCCTATCGAAGTTACCTTTGAAGGTGGCATCAGTAAGTGGTCTGGTCTGTTGGATATCTCACTCCTATCTGGTCACGTCGTGAAACCAAGTAATGGTTGGTACCAGCGTGTCGGTGAAGAAAAGAAGTATCGTCTCAATGATACTTACAACAAGGAGTTCTGGTTGCCTATTCTTACCGATCCAACATTCGGTGATTGGATTGAGAAGCGTTATCGCATGGCAGGTGGGCAAATGATGGAGGGTGACGATGTGGACATTTCTGATGCAGATATTTCAGAAGAATACGAAAATCAAGATATGTGATCAATGTGGGGTCGTTCTGAAAAAGAACGACCCTGCCATGTGTCTTCATGGTATCGAAGAGGGTCTCGAGTATGAGATGTTTGTTTGTGAACCATGTTGCATTAGAATTGCAAATGAATATGATGAGATAGAGGATTTAAAAGTTGCAGAAGATCGAGACGATTATACTGAGTAAGTTGTTTTCTGATGAAGACTATGCTCGCAAGGTTATACCATTCATAACACCAGAATATTTCCATGATACTTCCGAGCGTAAGATTTTTAATTATGCTAGAGAGTTTATCGAGAAGTATAATTCACTTCCGACAGTCGAAGCAATTGAAATCGCAGTGCAGAATGACCGTGGCATAAATGAAAATGAATTTAAAAACATTAATGAAAAACTAACTCAACTTGATGATTCGCTTGATGTGAATGAGAAGTGGTTGCTCGAGGAGACTGAGAAGTTCTGTAAGGACAAGGCAGTTTACAATGCAATCATGCAATCGATTCAGATTATCGATGGTGATGATAAGCAACATACTCAGGATGGTATCCCGTCAATTCTGCAGGATGCATTGAGTGTTTGCTTCGACAATAATGTCGGACATGATTATCTTGACAATTCAGAATCACGGTATGACTTCTATCACCGTGTTGAAAACAAGATGCCATTCGATCTTGACATGTTCAATAAGATTACCAATGGTGGTCTGCCAAACAAGACTTTGAATATTGCTCTTGCTGGTACTGGTGTTGGTAAGTCTTTGTTCATGTGTCACATGGCAGCAGGTGCTTTGGGTCAAGGTAAGAACGTTCTGTATATCACTATGGAAATGGCAGAAGAACGTATTGCCGAACGTATCGATGCGAACTTGATGAATGTAAACATTCAGGATCTTAAGGATCTCTCTAAGTCCATGTTCGATAATCGTATCGATAAGATTAAGAAAAAGACTGAAGGTAAGTTGATCATCAAGGAGTATCCAACTGCTAGTGCGCATGTCGGTCACTTCAAAGCATTGCTAAACGAACTACAACTCAAGCGTAACTTTAGACCTGATATTATTTTCGTAGATTATCTTAATATCTGTGCATCCAGTCGATTTAAGGCAGGTGCTGGCGTCAACTCTTATACATATGTAAAGGCGATTGCTGAAGAACTTCGTGGGTTTGCAGTTGAGTTTGATTTACCTGTTGTTTCTGCCACCCAAACTACTCGTGGTGGATATGCAAACAGTGATGTTGACCTGACTGATACTTCGGAATCATTTGGTTTGCCTGCAACTGCTGACTTGATGTTTGCTCTCATCTCTACTGAAGAACTTGAGAACATGGGTCAACTCATGGTCAAACAGTTGAAGAATAGGTATAATGATCCTGCTATAAATAAACGGTTCATGGTTGGGATCGACCGTGGTAAAATGAAACTGTATGATCTAGAGTTATCTGCTCAACAAGGTATCACCGATTCGGGGCAAGATGCTGTTCCTGTTTTTGAGCGGACTCCAACTGGATCTCGAATGAGGGAGTTGTCTAAATTTGACTTCTAATTTTATAGAACTGTATCCGAACGTATTGACTGCTGAGGAATGCGCCGAGGCATGCGATAGAATCGATGATATTATTTCGCGACCAGATCCTGGGAATGCTTGTATTTTGTCCGATAATAGTTCTAGAACCGATTGGAATATATTTACCAATAGATATGGTTCCCTGAAACCGACAGAGGAAAAGATATTTGAAGCGTTGTCCCGTGGTTGGCGCAAGTATAATACTGCATATTCTGCATCCTCTAAATCATTTTTCGAAGTCTTGTCGCCAGGATGGAAATTCCAGCGCTCCGACACAGGAGGAGGATTTCATCAATGGCACCATGAACAAGGTTCAGGAAGGCAATCTCCAGGAAGATTTGCAGTTTGGATGTTATACTTGAATGATGTTGAAGAAGGTGGAAAAACTGAATTTAAACACCAGGAAACATCATACACACCTACTGCTGGAACATTGGTTATTTGGCCTGCTGCATATACTCACATTCATAGAGCAAATCCAGATCTGGTCGGGAAAAAATACATTGCAACAGGTTGGTTTTTTTATCCTGAGAAGGATAGATTTCGAGAAAACCGTTGACAAATTCCAAAAAGTATAGTATAGTTAAATAGTAATTGGTGCCATAGCTCAGCTGGATAGAGCAAGAGCCTTCTAAGCTCTAGGTCGTAGGTTCGAATCCTACTGGTATCACCATTTTTTAAGGATAGATAATGACCGAAGAAACTGAATCGCAAGAATTAAATTTGAAGTTGGTCGCAACCACATTGGTTTGGACCAATGCAGGAACAGAAGACATGCCTTTGTGGAGAGCATCTGGCGGCAAAGAATATATTATTGCCCGATTTGATTACGAACCAACGCTACCAGAGATTGGTGAGGTTATGGATTCCAAGCGACACATGATTGAAAATCATTATCCGCAACTGCATGAAACTCTTTCGGGATGGCAACTGTATATTGATGGAACAATGACACACAATGAATTCATGCAGTATAACTTGACGCAAGCGGTGGACTTTCCTGCAACCGACTTGACTGTCGTTGATGCCTCTGAGGAGATGGCGGGAATTGTCGCGCAATAATATAACAATTATTCAAACGTATTACAATGAAAGATCCCATCTCGAAACTCAAATCGAGAGATGGAATTGCTATAATACTCCAGTAAATATTATATTAATTGATGATGGTTCTCAGATAGAACCTGCAGAAAATGTTCTTAAGGAACATACACTAGATGATAATATTAATTTTTCATTGTATAAAGTCACTGAAGATATTGGATTTAACAGTCATGGTTGTCGCAATCTTGGCGCAAAACTGGCACAATCTAACTGGTTATTGTTTCTAGACATAGACTACACACTGCAACCATCTGATCTCAAGAAGTTGCAAACCGAAACCCTCGATCTTAATTCTTGGTATGAAATGAATGCCAAGTTTCAAGGTCGAGGGAATCCGTACATGGCATTAAACCAATTTATCATTACTAGAAAAATGTTTTTAGAAGATGGCGGATATGATGAGTCTTGGGTTCCATTTCACATGGGTGATAGAGAATTGCTCGCAAGATTGGAAAGCAAATACAACAAGAAAAACCTTGATTGGTTAAATTTAACATGTCGCCGTGGAGGTCGAAAAGCAGTCATTGATGATACTGCTACGATTCCAGTATACGATGATGATAAAATGATATTTTATACTCGTCGTTTTGATATAAAATATATCGTGCACAAAGATACTAAATTGAATTTCAAATGGGAGAAAGTCATATGAATTCTATTGCCATAATCCAAACATACTATGATGACCCCAATTATTTACAGCAAGCGATTAAAACTTGGAATACGTATGAAATTCCTATTTCCATCATCTTGATAGACGATGGATCTCCGCAGTATCCTGCGTCTGAGGTTTTGTCTCAATTTACAATCTCCAATAATGTTAACGTTTCTTTATACAAAGTGACAGAAGATATTGGATTTAATAGTCATGGATGTAGAAATCTTGGCGCAGCAGTATCTAAATCTGACTGGTTGATTTTTTTAGACATTGATCATTTCCTGGATCCCGATCAGTTGAATGAATTGTATAAAATGAACCTTTCTGAAGATTCTTGGTATGGGTTTACCACTATTCACAATGGACATAATTTGCTTATGGGTGGCGGTCCATCAAACACTTTTATGTGCACAAAAACAATGTATGAACAAGGTGGAGGATATGATGAATCGTATACACCATATCATTATGGTGATAGGCAATTTTTGGCGATGATGAAATCTAAATTCGATTGGATTAAACTAGAAAATATTATAATTGATTGTCGAAGAGCCGGAAGAAAAATGACAATCGACGCCAATATAAGTAAACCAATTTATGATAATGATACATGTTCAATAACACACCCTCCATATAATTTGGACGCAGTAGAATTTCACGACAAACGATTGAATTTCAAATGGGTACAATTATTATAAATAGGGGGTAACATTTTTTTATTAGGATCCCTATGCAAAGTTTCTTATCATTCCTTTCCGAAGCAGCAATTCTTCATATTGAGCATCCATCCGATAGACTATTTGATGGACCGCAACCAGCAAAGCATGCACTGAAGACATTAAAGCAGGTTTCTGCCAGTAAAGCACCGAGTATGACTCGTAAGATTGATGACAAAATGTCATTCAATGTTATTCGCGCAGCAGATGGCAAAGTTGGTGTTAAGTATAAGGGAACGGGTTCTTCTTACAATTTTTCTCAAGACGAGATTCAAACGCAGCATGGTCATAAACCATATCTTGCGAAACCACTTGGGTTACTTCTACAACATCTTCCAAAAGTTATTCCGCATACTCCAGGCGAGTATCAGGGCGGATACATGTCAGATCGTGAATCTAGAGCGCATGAAAATGGAAAGATTTCTCATACACCAAACACAATTAAATATGAGACAGATGCTAATAGTCCTGAAGGCAAGGCACTTGCTAAATCTAAAGTAAGCGCTGTCATTCACACTAAGATTACCCCAGCAGGAGCAAAACCTCTTACTAATCTTGATGGTTTCAATCATCACCCTGATGTTCATCTTGTTCAACACCTTGTGTCAAAAGATCAAGCGGTTATTCCAAAAGAACATAAGTCTAAAGCAGATAACCATCTGAAACAGGCAGAGCAAATGATGGCATCGCATACGTATGACCATCATGTTGGGCACGAACGAACACTTCGTCAGTATATTAACTCAACCTTGTCGTCTGATGATACACCATCAACACAAGGGTATAAGGGTTATCTTGCAAAGTGGCATCAGAAAAAGATTGATTCAGTTAAAACTGACAAGGCGAAGGTTGCTAAGAAGAAGGTGATGGATGACGCCATCGATCATGCTTCCAAAAACCAAAAACAATTCAACGACACCTTAGAAATACATCACCATTTGCAACAGGCAACTAATCACCTTTCGAGAGGATTAGATTCTTCTGGTGCAGGTGGTTTCACTACATCTATTGCTGGTGAAGCAGCAGGTGGTGAAGGTCATGTTTATAATGGTCTGAAGGTTGTTGACCGTCAAGGATTCTCCGTCGCAAATCGTGCTCGCAGTGAAATTTTGAAAACGAGCAAAGGATAATGAGTGAAACACATCACTTGACAATAGGTAGATTCGCACCTGTTCATGCTGGTCATGCATTGATGATCAACAAGGTTTTAGATGCAGCAAGATCTGACAATGCAACTCATACTATTCTAACCACTGCTTCCCATGATGGCAATAAAAACCCTCTTACTCCAGAGCAAAAGGTCAAGCATCTCAAGAGAGCATTTCCTTCTGCGAATATTGAAGCAATGAGCAAGGGTGCACCAACTCTACTCCATCACTTGTCTAAATTGCACAGTCAAGGTGCGAAAAATATCGTTGTTCATGCTGGATCTGATAGAGCGCATGAATACCACACATTAATACACAAGTATAATGGTGTCGAATCTCGCCATGGTCATTACAATTTTGATTCGATAAAGGTGAAGACAGTAGGTGCAGTTAGAACTGATGCTGACGAAGGTGTCGCTGGTGCATCCGCAACTAAGATGCGTAACGCAGCATCTTCGGGTGATGAGAAAACATTCCATGCCATGTCACCAACTTCTATGTCAACTACTCATAAACGTGAGATGTATAAGGATGTTCGACGTGGTCTGGGAATTCAAGAGTCGATCTCATTCAAACAGTTTTTAGATATATAAATATAGCAAGGAATTAAATATGTTCGGTATGATCCCATTACCATATAAGTTACTGGCAGGTGCTGCTTTAATACTTGGTGTGTTTGTATATGGATACATGAAGGGATCTGCTTATGCCGAGGCAGAACTACAAAGATTTGCTGCTAAAGCAAGCGCACAAGTTGCTGAACTGGAGAAAAAAAATTCAGAGATTAGCAATAATGTAGTTACTGAATATGTTGATAGAACAAATACAATTAGAGAGAAAGAATATGTTTATGTTGATGCCGCTAAAAACACTGTTCCTAGTCAGTCTGTTATGTCTAACGGTTGGGTGTTCACGCACGACATTAGTGCCAGTGCCAGTGATGCCGACGCCACCAGAAGTTCTGATGCGTCCCCCTCAGGAATTAAAGACACTGATGCCCTCATCGGAATCATCCGCAACTACGCCATCTGCCAATCCAACTCGGTCCAACTAACGGAACTCCAACGCTGGATAAACGAAAACAAGGCAGCGGTCGACGAATTAAATAAGAAAGCGAAAAAGTAATGGCAGATAAAAAATATATCGGGGAACCTGGAAAACAAGACGATCCCTGCTGGAAGGGATATGAGATGGTAGGCATGAAGAAAAAGGGTGGTCGTAAGGTTCCTAACTGTGTGCCTGAAGCAACAGATATTATTGCCAAAGCAAAGGCAGCAGTTGCAAAGAAGGCAGGTGCGAAACTGAAGATGGATCCAGATACTGGAACACCTGATCATTTTACAGCCGCTGCTCGCCGTAAAAAAGGTTTGCCAGAAGAAAATGATCAGTGGCGTGGTGGCACACGTGCTAGGGGTTACGGTAAATCTAAAGAAACTTCAAATCGCAAAGATTTTGGTCGGTATACATCTTCCAGAAGAGATCATCCAAAAGACGTATCTGGCGGAAAACTTGCTGCCGCTCGCCTACGTATATCTAACGATTGGCCTTCGCTAGGCGAAAGTAAAATTTACTCTGTGCATGTCAAAACATATGACTCGCAGGGTAACAAGCAAATGAACTCACCAGAATTCAAAAAGCATGTTTCTGCGCATGGTGGTGAAATGGATTATGTATCCGATAAAGGTGCAGCATTTAAATTTAAGTCAGCATCAAATGCTGCAATGTTTCATCGTGGTGTTCAATCAAAGTTTAAAGAACTCGATTCAGAACACGATATGCATGAAGAAGCAGCACCAATGTCACGGACATTGCCCCAATCGCGCCCCCCAGCCAAGGCCAATGACACCCTTGACAATTCTTTTGCTAAACGAAACCAAGCTGCTATTGACAAACGCAACGACAGCATCAAAAGAAGTGCTGAGGCACGTCGCCGCATGCTCCATCCTGATACAGCAGAAAGGAAACGTGAGAAACCATCAGGTTACAGTACAAATGCGGCTGGTTACAGTACAAGCGATCGTTACAAATCTGTCAAAGAAGAACTCGGCAAAAGCATGGACACCGACATGCCTAAAGGATTGGAAGATAGAGCGCCAAGAGGAAGAGCCAGAAATGCATTGGGTCGTGCCATTGCAAAAAAAGAGCGCAATCTTGCGAGAGCTCGTAAAGAGATTGCTTTACGTAATGAAGAACTCGGTAAGGAAAACGAATGGGGAACTGATGCTCTTCGTAAGAAGTATGCTGTTATGACTCCTGGTCAAGAATCAATGGCGGCGGATAAGATCCCATCATTTGATCCACGTTACGACAATGTAACTACTCAGCATCTTGGTCTGCATCCTTTCCGCGAAGGTTACTTGGCAGAGATCTCAGCACGAGGTGCTGAAGCACGTGCTAAGTTCCAAGCAAAGGTCAGACAAACACTGGCAGATCCTGCTAATATTAAACGAGCAAAGAAAACTCTTGCGAAAAGAAAAGAAGCAGAAAAAGCAAAAGAACCAGCACATCTTGTAATGCAACTACGTAAAGCAGTAAGCATCGGTTCTAAGGTTCACTTCCAAGATGGTAGTCATCACGCTATTACGGGGAATCATGCTGACATATTCATGTCGAAGTATAACTCTGCAAAGTCTTCTATCGAAAAAGAAGCACTACAGAAACGTGCTCATAAATCTCACTCTGAGTTTATGAGAACAATCGCCGAAGGTGTTCACGAGAATTGCGGAACTCCAGACTGCTGTCAGATGTGTGATACTGCAGAAATGGGAACGCACAATGTGGATTCATATGAGGCGCACAGAGGTTCAGGTGACCAGATCTCTCCAGTAATTTCACACGATGATGAAGACATCCGCTTCCAAGATTTCGATGAAACTGCATTTGAAAAAGAACTCGAAGCAGATGTTCTCGCTCTTTCGTGGGATGACATGGTAGATCTCTACGACGAAGATGAAATTGAATATGACGATTCACCTGAAGAAGAAGGTGAAGATCTAGAGGAAGGAATTACTCCTGCTGGTCGTCTTAAGAAAAGATTCAATGCGATGCGCTCTAAGAGTCGTCGTATGATGGCAAGAAATATTGCAATCAAGCGTGTGTCTTCGCCAGAGAAACTTAAATCCAGATCAATTCGTGCTGCCCGTCGCATGGTATACAAAAGACTGTTGCGTAACAGAGATATTTCTACAGTATCTTCATCTGAAAAAACACGTCTCGAAGCACAGATAAAGCGTATGGCACCAATGGTTGCTCGCCTATCTGTAAGAGTCATGCCAGCAGTTCGTAAACTGGAGCAATCCAGAATCAAGAACAGCAGAATGAGAAAGAGGAAGTAAGATGCTTTCGCTGAAAGAATTTATTGCTGAGGCAGCAGTTGATGCCAAGGGACATAAGAGTTCCACTGGTGGTCTGACACAAAAGGGACGTGATGCGTATAATGCTAAGGGTGGAAACTTACAGGCACCTGTGACCACTCCTCCTTCAAAGTTAAAGGCAGGTAGTAAAGCAGCGAATCGACGTAAGTCTTTCTGTGCTCGCATGGGTGGCGTTGAAGGTCCAATGAAAGATGAAAAGGGTCGTCCGACTCGCAAGGCACTAGCACTAAGAAAGTGGAATTGTTAACATGGATGAACTGAACACATCAATGAAGATAGTGCTCGCGAACACTTTCGCGATGTATTTCAAGGCACATGGTCATCACTGGAATGTTGAAGGTAAAGACTTCTCTCAGTTACATGACTTCTTTGCTAATCTCTATCAAGAATTATTTGCTGCAGTTGATCAGATTGCTGAGCAGATTCGTGCACTAGATGATTATGCGCCATATGGTCTAGATACTATGTCAAGTATTGCTACTATCAAAGATTCATCAATCAATGGTAACAGTATTCCGTCGATGCTTCAAGATCTTATAGAAGCTAATGCATCAGTCATCGAAGCATTAAATGCTGCACATAAACTGGCAGAAGCAGAAGGCAACAGAGGTCTTGTTAATCATATTGAAGGGCGTCTTGATGTTCATGCAAAACATGCATGGATGCTTCTCGCAACCTCAAAGTAATATAAATAGATAAAAGATTAGAGGAACATTTAATGAGACTAGAGCAAACTATCAGGGCGACAATGAATGAAGCGATGGACATGGATGGCAGACTCGACCAGTTAGTTCGCGCTGGTCTGATGCCAACAAGTTCGTTGCCACTTCTAAAGCGTGCCATTTCTAGAATGCATGCTGGTATGTCACTTCAGGGTGCCGAGCGTGATGTAATGAACATGTTCATCAGTTCGATGATGTTCATTGTTCTCGGTGATGACACTGTATTCAATAAGGCACGTGCTGGCGCCAAGACCTATGCTACTGAAGCAAAAGAAAAGACAGAGTATGACTACGAAGGTGACATGGCAATGTCGCAACTCAAGTCAATCATTGCCAACTCGCAGCGTATGCATGACATGTTGAGCGAAGATACTAATCTACCTGAATGGGTACAGTCGAAGATTACTTTGGCAGAAGATTATATCTCGACCGCAAGCAACTACATGCAAGGTGAGATGAATGAATCGAAGGATGGCATGCCATTCGAAGGTCCATATAGAAAAGTTGGTGAGCGCAAAGACAAGTATGGTAACACGGTAAAGAATGTTCCTAAGTTTCTTGCTAAGAAGGCAATGAAGAAGCAAGCTAATGAAGAAATCGATCCTGATCTTGAAGCTGAACTGAAGGCTACACGTGTAACAAAAAAGTCCATGGAAGATTCTAAGAAAACCCGTGAACGTGCTAGTGGCATGAAAGAAGAAGTCGACGAAGAGACAACATATAATAAAGATGCAGTTGAAAAAGAACTCAACAAAAGCAATGTAAAACCAAAGAATCGTAAACTATATCATGCTATCATGAAGGGATCTTCTGGTTATAAAGCACAGAAGGAAGAAGTCGAAGAACTCGACGAACTTTCAACAGACACTCTGAGAAAGTATAGAGCAAAAGCGAAAGATGATGCATACGATGCAGCTGATGTTGACGACGATCGTCGCCTTCGTAAGCGTTCGATGGGTTCTTGGGATGCTGGTAAAAAGATTCTAAAGCGTGGTGATAAACTGCGAGCAGAAGAAGTCGAAGAACTTGATGAATTGTCAAAGAAAACTCTCGGTTCTTATGTAATCAAATCTCTAGCTCCTAGCAGCGAAAAATCCGTTAGCAATTTGGCTTCTAAAGGTGGATATAAATTAGGCAAAGCGCATGATGACGATTACACTGCTGGTGAAAAAGAAGATGCTAAGTCTGTAAAGCGTTCTTTGGGTGTTTTGACGGCTGTTAGAAAAATGACTAAAGAAGAAATCGAAGGTCTTGAAGAATATGCAGTGTCGAAAACGCCACCAACCGCCAGGACACTGAAACCTGAGGTTAAACCTACGATGAACCCTGCGTTTAAACCAAAAACACGACAAAGCAGTGTCGGCACTCTTGCACGAGTTCGTAGTGGCATGGCAAACCGTTTAAACAATGGTAATGTCAAAGAAGATATTGATGCAGTAAAGCAAATGAACGAGTCATATAAGACTGCATTTGAAACTGCTCTAAATGAATATGGTATCAAGTCTCCCTCGGAACTTGATGAATCGAAAAGAAAAGAATTTTTCAATCACGTAGACCTAGAATTTAAAAAGGGAGACAATTAATGTCCGCATGGGGTAATAAAGACGATAAAACATCGGCAGGAACGGTAACTCTTACTGCACCTGCCATCACATTCAATGGTGCTACAGGTCATGCCGCTGGAGTATATACTTCTGCTGCACATCCATTCCAACTGGGCGATCCTGTTGCTTATTCAGATGGCGGCGGCACTCAAGTAGTCGGGTTGACGGATGGTGACACATATTTTGTAACCAACGTTACAACAGATACTTTCATGGTTGCTGCCACCGAAGCTCATGCATTACACAATGTTCCAACAGCAATCGCCTCGACCGATGGTTCAGGCGCTTCACATACCTTTACACTAAGCCTAGATTACGGTCGTGCTACTCTAACAGGTGACGGAACTAACTTTGATCCTGCTCTTGCAGTCGGTGATGTTGTTCGTGTTGGTAATCAGGAAATGATTGCTATTGCTGTTGCTAGTGACACAGTTGCTACGGTAATTAATGCGAACCCAGGAACAGTTCTTACTGTATTCTCTGCTCAAGAGTATACAATCAGTGAAAAACCAACATCAATTGCTTCGGTTTCGGTAGCGAATTTCCAATCAACTCAAGTCTTTGGTGTTGACAACACTGAAATCGCTGTTGGTGGTGACAATGTTGCCTCGGTTGCTTTGATTCAAGGTGGTACACGTTACCTTGAAGTTCCTGCTGTTACCTTCTCTGGTGGCGGTGGTGCTTCTGCTGCTGCAACTGCTTCCATCGCGGGTGGATTAGTAACGGCAGTCGCAGTAACGAACACTGGTTCGTCATATGAAACTGTGCCAACTGTTGCTATTGCGAAACCTCGCCGTGTTATTCCTACTTCTGGTGTTACTATTACCACTGAGCAAATTGCTTATGCTACTCACGGATTAGTTGCTGCCGAATCAGTTAAGTATTTCCATGGTGGCGGTACTGCTATCACTGGTTTGTCCAATGATACTGCGTATTTCGTATCCGCTCTTGGTTTGGCTGCAGGCACTTTCCGCCTTGCTGCATCAGAATCTGCTGCTGCTGGTCGTACTGCTCTTGCTGGCGTTGCTATCTCTGGAACTGGCGGCGAATTTACTTGTACCGCAACTACTCTAGCAGTTGGTGATCGTATCAGAATTACGGGTACACTAGGTGGAACTGGTACTATTACTAGTTATGCAACAGGAACTATCTATACTGTTTCTGCTGTTACAGGCACATCGCCATCGGTGACTGGTTTTACACTAACCACTGACGCTGGTTCTGCGATTGTCACAACTGCAGGTACACCAACTGGTCTAACATATACGCCATTTACAATCGTTCTGATTTCTGGTACAGGCAACAATGCTCAGTACTTTGAAATCCAAGCATCTGCTGATCAAGCAACTGCAACTGCTGCTAAGGGTACTGGTGCAACTGGTACCTCTGCTGCTCACTCTGGTTGGGTGCAACGCACAGTTGGAACTGGTGCTAACGCTGGTCGTGTGAAGTATGAAGTTCTTGTAGCACTCTCTAAGAATGCTATTGCATCTAGCGATGCTGCTGATGATATTGAATTCCCAGACGCATAAGGCATTAAACAATGGCAGATAGTAAAGTAACCGCCATGACTGCAGCGACATCGGTTTTAGGAACCGATGTCCTGTATCTCGTGAAACCAGCGACAAGTCCATATGATCATAAGGTTACTGTTGCCAATCTATTTGGTGGCATTGCAGTTCCAGTAGTTTTGCAAGATGATTTGATTCTTGGTGGCACCGTGCAGACATTAACTTCTGCTGGTGCCATCAGCATTGCAACTCTAGTAACAAAGATTACTTCACCAAGTGGTGCAGGAACTTTAACTATTGCTGATGGCGTAGATGGACAAATTAAAGTTATCATAATGGTCAGCAATTCTGCATCTCATGCATTAACAATCAGTTCTAACATTGGACATTCTTCGATTGTTTTTAATTCAGTAGGTGACACTGCCAATCTAATTTTCTTAACAGGAAACTGGTATTTCCTCGGGGGAACGGCGACAGTGACATAACATGGTTGAACTAAATAATGATACCTTCTTGATTTATGCCATTAAAAATTATGATAACCCTAGTTGTAATGGAATGCCAGATTTAGAAGAAGATTTAAAGAGATTTAAATACATAAAGCGGTTGTTTAAACGGTATGAAAATACTGATGTTTTAAATGAACGATTGATACTAAATCATATAATTGTTTTATATAATGTGTTTGGTAATGCTGCAACTAACTTGCTGTTCTACAAAATAGAAGAGAAATATTGGCACTACTTGAAAACATTCCTTGTTTTTCTCAATAGAATGACAAGTAGTTCTATGGTTGAGGTCAACTTGGACCAGAATATAGTAACAAGGTTAAGAGAACTTAATGTCTAGATTTGTAGATGCACTGATAACATATCGTATTCTAAGGTTGTTGACTACACCTTTCGATCAGCAGGATGCATTTCGTCTAGGATTGATCGATAAGCATGGTAATAGATTGAAGAGAGAGAATCAATTAAATACTACTGAAGAACAAGAGGCATATAGTCTGCTTCATAGAATGGTATTTAGATTAAAACGAATCATTGAAAAAATTCCGTTGGAAAATAAAAACTTCCTCTCGTTTGCTACTGCTGTTGCTCTGGTGCGCGAAGGTATCGAATATGATGATGAAATATTAGAGGAAGTTTTTTACATGACACAAGAACGTCAAGATGTCAAGGAATTGGCAGAAGAATTAGAATCAGGAAAGATTCAGTCATTCAAACAGTTTGTTGAAGAGATGGGCGTTGCTGGTGGTGGAGTTGCTGGGATTGGTATTCCGAATCCAACAAAAGCAAACCAAGCAGAACCTGGACTTACTAAGAGTCAGCAAAAAAGATATAAAAAGAAAAACACAGCAGGTGCAACTGCTGTACTGATTAGAAGGAAGTAACATGAAGGGTATATTGGATTTCGTAAAGGTATCGAACAGTATCGACTCTCTAGAAAAACTAGAGATCGAAAAGGGCAAAGTCCAGATCATGATCATGAAGATGGCAGCAATTACGCTGGGATCTATCATGCTTTCCGTCGTGGGCATGATGTTAATCGGATTGTTTTTACCAAATGCAATGATCGATAACAACGAGATCTTCAAGATTATTGGTCCAGCATTCTCGATGATTGTTGGTGCGTTCGTTGGTGCTTTCGCTACCATGATGAACATGAAAGTTTCTGAGTTTGATCCAAACGTAAAGGTTCAAGAACTTGGTAAGACTGATTATAAGCACATCGCTGAAGCGCATACTGAACATGCCAAGGCAGAGTCGATCGAGGCGGATACCGAAATCAAACTGATGGCAGCGGTCGATAAGTATAAAGACAGCGACGACGACTTCGGTCCATTCTAAGGAGTAGATAATGACACAACTAACTGAACATTTTACTCTCGGAGAAATGATTGTCTCGCCAACCGCAAAGCGTCTTGGTATTCCTAACACACCAACTGCTGCTCACATTGAGAACATGCGTTACTGTTGCGAAAAGATTCTTGAACCAGTTCGTGCTAAGTTTGGTCCAGTAACAATCAACTCTTCGTATCGTGCACCACTTGTCAATAAGGCAGTTGGTGGTTCGAAAACATCTCAACACGTTAATGGTCAAGCAATTGACTTTGAAGTCAAAGGTGTTGACAATAAGAAGGTTGCTGACTGGGTTGCTGACAATCTAGAGTTTGACCAAGTCATCCTAGAATTCTATGCTGCTGGTGACAAGAACTCTGGTTGGGTCCATGCTTCCATTAAGAAGGAAGGCGGAAACCGCAAGCAGCGTCTGGTCGCCACCAAATCTAAGGCAGGTGGAACAAAGTATACTCCTGTTAAAGATTTTGATCCATCGACTACTAGAGAAGCAGGTGCTCCTGTTGTTCAAGCAGTCGCGCAGGTTGCTAAGGCAGCAGTCCAAGCACCAACTGTTGCTGGTCTTGGACCAATGCAATCACTCCAAACTAAATGCGGCATTACTGCCGACGGTAAATGGGGACCAGGAACTTATGTGACCGCCAGAGATTATTTCAAACTATCGAATACTCAGGCTGCACACTTCTTTGGTCAGTGCGCGCATGAGTCAGGCGGGTTTAAGGTATTCTCTGAGAATCTGAACTACTCTGATAAGGGACTTAACAGCATCTTTAAGAAGTATTTTCCTACGATCGCTTCGACTGCAGGTTATGCACGTAAGCCAGAAAAGATTGCTAACAAGGTTTATGCCAATCGCATGGGTAATGGACCAGAGTCATCGGGTGATGGATATAAGTTCCGTGGCCGTGGACCAATCCAGTTAACTGGTAAGAGCAACTATACTCAATTCGCTCAAGACATCGGTCGTCCTGATGTTCTAACAAATCCTGACATCGTTGCAACCGAACTCGCATTCGAGTCAGCACTATGGTTCTTTAACAAGAACGGTCTGTTTGCAATCGCTGCTAAGGGTGTATCCGATGCAGTTATTGGTCAGATTACTCGTCGTGTAAATGGTGGAACGCATGGTCTAGATGATCGCATTAAGAAAACTAAACAATTCGCAGCATGGGGATAAAAAACATGGAAAAGATTAAAGCATTTATTCTAAAATACCTTCCGTTCCTTGACTTCAATAAGGATGGAAAGATTGATGCCGCTGATGCGGCAGAAGCAAAGGCAAGAGTTGAAGAAATAAAAACTGAAGCAACAGATGTTGTTGTTGCTGTTAAAGAAGCAGTAAAGCAATCTAAGGATGTTGTCGCTGCTGCTAAGGGCAAGAAACGTTCTGGTCCAAAGGCAAAGTAATTGGAATCTTTGGAAACAAAAGTCGCGGTAATCGAACATGACCTGAAGCAAATTCAGGTCGTGTTCAGTCGTCTCGACCTCGCCATCGAAAAGATTGGCGATGTTTCCAACTGCATCAATAAGATGCTCGCTGTTCATGATACTAAACTCGATGCACAAGAAACTGTCAACGAAGATATCTATCGGAGTCTAGAAGTGCACAGACAAGAAACCAAGGAAAGCAACGCTGAGTTACACTCTCGTATCACAACAACCACTCGTGAACTCGAATCAAAAATTCAGTCTACTGAAGACAAGATGCTTGCTGCTATCAAAGACCTCAAGGGTTCTGTTGATAAAGAAGAAGAAAAAAATAAAAATCGTATTGACAAATTGGAAAGAACCAAGTATATTATGATTGGCGGTGGTATTGTCATCGGTGCTATCATCACCAAGTTGTTTCCAATTCTTATGAAATTTATTCAATAAAAGCCTTTACTTCTCCGATAAAATCGGGTATAACTATATTATGAGTTTATATATTGACATAAAGTATCTGAATGCGATTGCGCATCGCCTCGAGAACTTCAAGAAAAAATCTCAAGATCTATTCAACTGCAGGTGTCCTCTCTGTGGTGACTCACAACGTAACAAGAAAAGATCTCGTGGTTATTTCTATCGTGGTAAACAGGATCTGTATTACAAGTGCCATAAGTGTGGAGCGAGTCATCACTTCGGAACCTTTCTGAAGAACTTCGATCCTAATCAATACAGTCAGTATGTTGTTGAACGATATGCGGATGGTGGACATGGACGTGCCAATGCGCATAAGAATGTTGAAACGATTCTCAAGTTTGAAGAACCGAAGTTTACAAAGAAACCTGAACCAAAACTGATCGACTCGATTATGGATCGTCTCGATACACTACCAGATGACCATGAGGTGATTAAATATGTTACTGACCGCAGGATCCCTCGCGATGCTTTTGATAGGTTGTATTTCATATCTAATGTTAAAGATGTCATACAACTTAATGACAAATATAAAAACTCGATCATTACGACTGAACCGAGACTCGCGATTCCTTTTTTTGATGGCACTGGTAAACTCCTTGTTGTTAGCCTTCGCGGAATCAGAGGCGAGTCACTTCGTTATATTAACATTAAGGTAGATGAAGATGCACCATCGATTTTTGGATTGGATAAGGTCGATCCTACACAAGAAGTATTCGTCGTCGAAGGGCCTCTTGACTCCCTTTTTCTGCATAATTCTATTGCTTGCGCTGGAACCTCATTCGGAAAAATCGACCAACTCCCGATACCGAAAGAAAAAATAACAATTATTTTCGACAACCAACCAAAGAACAGAGATGTCGGTAAGTTGATGAATAAGTATATTGATCAGGGGTATAAGATTGTTATCTGGCCAGATGTTCCAGGAAAAGATATTAATGAAATGATTGAAAATGGATTGACTTCTAGTGAAATTCAGGGTATTATAAATGATAATACATTCAACGGTCTAGCAGCAAAAGCAAAGTATGCCATGTGGAGGAAAGTATGAAGTTCGAACATAATGATATACTAATACTAGGCGATAGCTTCTGCGAAATTCGAAAAGCACCCACCAGCTGGCCCATGGTTGTAAGTCAAAAATTAACTGGTTCTAATCATATTCCAAGAGGAGTAGGTTTTAGTGGCGGGAGTTGGTGGAGTGTTAGGAAAGCATTACTTGAAGAAATTAAAAGAAGTATTCCAAAAGTATTAATATTATGCCATACCGAACCTCATAGAATTCCTAACGACTACAACTTAGGAATAAATTTAGCAAGTGCATTAGATGGAAAGATTTCAACGTATCGCTATGGCGCACTAAGAGATTATCGTAAAGAGTATATTAGTGAAGAAAAATTACAGAGTATTGTAGAAGCTAGCAAATTATATTATGAAGAACTATGGTCGAGTGAATACTGCGAATGGGCACAAAAATCATGGTTTCGAGAATTAGACCAAATGATAGAAGAATGGCGTATTCCTTATGTTATACACTTACGATGTTTTTCGTCCACCGTCAACTACACGTTCAAAAATTCTATAACTATCCAAGAAGATTTATTCTCAAAAGCATCGGTTGTTCCAGATATGCCAAACCACTTTACAGAAGATTTAAACCAAAAACTTGGGAACAAACTGGTTGAACTGATACTGGATTATAAGACAGGCCCGCAAACAATAAATTTGGTTTAAACAAACAGCAGAAAAGGCAAGGTATGCCATGTGGAGAAAGATATGAGCGAATTGGTCGCTAATGAGTATGGCGTAGAAATATACCATACTAGAATTACAAAGTTACGTATTCATCGAACAGACGATATGTGGTTGGTCGAATACCGACGCGAACCTCGCTGGTTCCTTGGTCTCGACCGCTGGTGGTGGTTCGATGATGGTAGATATGCAGATTATGCCGACGCAACTGACCGTGTAGACCATCTATTGGGTATCGGTTTCGTAAGTAAGGCACAGTTCCAGACGGTCAAAGAGTTTGAAGTCGAGTAATGCTGTATACTGGATCAGGAAACATTCCGAATCACATCTACTGTTGGGTAGACTCATCGTTCATTCGCAAGGGTGTAGAACCATATACCTTTGAACCTTGTATCTGGTTTGCATTACATTCAAAACCTGGACACTCATGGGGGTGTCATGTGATGTTGGAATGCGGTGCTGTCTGGCGCAGTGTTCCGCCGCATGCTCTAGCATTTTCAGCAGACCCAGAACCACTCTGGGGACTTGAAGATACACAGGTATGGGATTGCTATGGTGATCAGTTCTCAGTTGTCTGTTATGATTATCTAAACACTCAGCGAGCAGAGATCCGCAGCAGCGGAGAGTTTGGTCGCTATCTGTTTACTGCTATCCCAATGAACGATGGTTATAGTATGCATCCTTCGCAGTCTAAAGAGTTTATGTTTATAGAACTAGACAATGGCAGACTATCTATCATGCCAACGAATGAACTGCGGTTCCACGACAAGTCATTTACCGAGGGTGATTGGCCAACTAATATTAAATTGAACACAACATCATGGAGAGTTGAATGAGCGAAGTAAATCTGATCGGTCTTACGAAACCGAGCGCCTATACAGATTGTAATACTGCCAATGAACTTGTCGCATGGGCAGCGAGAGTATCTAATCCATCAAACCAAAATAACACAGCAACAGCACCTAAACTGGTCCAGTATCTTATCAAGAACCAGCATTGGTCACCTTTGGAGATGGTGCATGTCTCGATGGAAATTAAAACCACACGAGATATCGCTCGTCAAATACTTAGGCATCGTTCTTTCTCATTCCAAGAATACTCTCAACGTTACGCCGATCCAACGCAGGATCTTGGATTTGTTACAAGAGAAGCAAGACTCCAAGATACAAAGAATCGACAGAACTCTATTGAAGTAGATGATAAAAATATCGATACTGAGTGGGAACACATTCAGCGTCGTATGATCTATCATGCAAAGAAAGACTACAACGCTGCAATCAAACTCGGTATGGCAAAAGAACAAGCACGTGCACTTCTACCAGAGGGATTGACTGAATCAACTATCATCATGGCAGGTTCGTTGCGTTCGTGGGTTCACTATTGTCAGTTGCGTATGGACAAGGCAACGCAAAAGGAACATCGTATTGTTGCTGAGCAGTGCTGGGAAATCATCGGTCAACACTTCCCCGATGTGATCAAGGCACTAGATGACATGACAGCGTGGGCAGAGTTTGAAAGGAAACTTCCGTGATTAATTGGTTAGTATATAATAAAGATGATATTGTTGTTGCAGATGTTGAGTCTGAAGAAGAAGCACTCGAAGTCGTAGAAGATCTTACGGAAGATCCGTGGTGGAAAGACGAAGCACCTTATAGAATAGAAATGTTACCATGAATAGTCTAGAAAAAATATGGTCTCGAGCAACTGGTCATCTTATGGGTTCAACAGACGAAGATAGACCTGATGTTCCTATTCTTACAATACAAGAAGCACGTGTTGCGTTGTTTCTCAAAACATTTTGGGTTGTGATACACATCGTTACGTGTTTTGTAATTATTACCAACACGATACGGCATTGGTGATATGACAACAGTTATAGTTAAGGAAAATGATGATGGTGAATTATATATAGAACTCCCGCATGATCTATTGAAGACTCTTCGCTGGGATGAAGACACAGAACTGGTATGGTCCGAAAAAAATGATGGTTCTTGGGCATTAACAAAGAAAGAAAATATTATGAATAACCAAAAAGACGTTACTGAATTCATGGCAGCTGCTGATCAGTATGTCGGAACAACACCCCACTTAGACGAGAAAAATGAGCAGCAAGCACGCCTATATATTGACCTGATTGATGAAGAATTTCGTGAACTATGCGACGGATTTCTTCGTCGCCATATCGGAGACATTGCTGATGGTGGCGCCGACCTAGTTTGGGTTGTCCAAGGATTGTTCATAACTCTCGGGATTGACTTTGAGCAGGTGTGGAAAGAAGTTCGTGCTTCTAACATGAGCAAGGTCTCTGATAATGGTAAGATTAAAAAGCGCGAAGACGGTAAGATTTTGAAACCAGAGTCTTACTTTAAACCAGATATCGAACGAGTGTTGAAGGAACAGGGACTTAAATGAAAAAAGAAACATATCTGGGTATAGAAATAGATTATTCACGCGACTCTCTATTTGATAAACTTGGTATCCAGCGACTAGAAGAATCATACATGCGCGAGGACGAAACTTCTCCGCAGCATAGATTCGCATATGTTTCTACTACTTTCGCATCAAATCTTGAACATGCTCAGCGTTTATATGAGTATTCATCTAAGCATTGGTTGTCGTATGCGACACCAATTCTTTCTTTTGGTCGTTCCAAGCGTGGAATGCCAATCAGTTGTTTTTTAAATTTCATTGATGACACAGCAGAAGGTCTAGTTGAGAATCTCAGCGAAACCAGTTGGTTGTCGATGCTTGGGGGTGGAGTTGGAATTGGTTTTGGAATCCGTGCTGCTGATGATAAGTCTACTGGTGTTATGCCACATCTTAAAACTTATGACTCTAGTTCCATGGCGTATCGTCAGGGTCGCACTCGTCGTGGCAGTTATGCCGCTTATCTTGACATTAGTCATCCTGACGTGGGACAATTTCTTGAGATGCGTAAACCTACTGGTGACCCCAACATACGATGCCTCAATCTACACCACGGAATCAACATTACAGATGACTTCATGGAAATCGTCCAACGATGCATGGCAGACCAAGATGCAGACGACAGTTGGGATCTGAAAGATCCACATTCTGGAGTAGTTCGCGATACAGTTTCTGCGAAGGAACTCTGGCAGAAGATTCTAGAACTGCGTATGATGACGGGTGAACCATATCTGCACTTCATTGATACATCTAATCGTATGATGCCACAGTTCCAGAAGGATCTCGGTCTAAAGATTCATCAGTCAAATCTCTGTTCAGAAATCATTCTACCAACTGACAAGAAGCGTACTGCTGTTTGTTGTTTGTCTTCAGTCAATCTAGAATATTATGATGCATGGTCTAAAGATCCATTGTTCCTCAAGGACATGGCAGAGATGCTTGACAATGTTCTACAGTACTTTATTGAAAATGCTCCCAATACAGTGAAACGTGCCAAGTATGCAGCAATGCGTGAACGGTCAATTGGTATTGGTGCGCTTGGTTTCCATGCTTATCTTCAGCGCAAGGGTATTGCATGGGAGTCGGCAGTTGCCAAGGGAACGAACATGCGTATGTTCAAACTAATCAAGCAACGTCTTGATGTGGCAAATCTAGAACTTGGTGCTGAACGTGGTGAAGCACCTGATGCTACAGGAACTGGTCGCCGATTCTCACATACACAGGCAATCGCACCGAATGCATCTTCATCAATCATCATGGGCAATACCAGTCCGTCGATTGAACCATGGCGAGCAAATGCATATCGTCAAGATACACTATCGGGTTCATTTCTCAATAAGAATAAATACCTTGACGCGATTATTCTAGAAGAAGCAGCAATCGGCAGACCTGCAGGGTGGTATGATGAGGTTTGGTCCTCGATTATCGCCAATGATGGTTCGGTGCAGCACCTTACATGGATGGATGCAATCACCAAGGAAGTGTTCAAGACTTCAATGGAAATTGATCAACGTTGGGTTATTGAGCATGCGGCAGACAGACAGAAGTTTATTGATCAGGCACAGTCCCTCAATCTATTCTTCCGTCCTGATGCAAATATCAAATATCTTCATGCTGTCCACTTCCTCGCATGGAAGCAGGGGTTGAAGACTTTATATTATTGTCGTTCAGAAAAAATAGGAAAAGCAGACAAGGTTTCTAAGCGAATTGAGCGTGAAGCAATTAAAGAAATTGACTTCAAGGCAATGATCGATGGTGATAACTGTGTTGCATGCGAAGGATAAGAAATGACAAGTTATTTTGCACAAATAGTATCAAAACCTGATTGTCCCTACTGCGATCTTGCAAAAGAGTTTATGCAGGGGATGGATATTCAGTATACAGAAATGGTAGTCGGTGAAGATTGTCTCTGGGAAGACATTACCGCACAGTTGCCTGATGTGAAGACTGTTCCCCAGATCTGGGTGAATGGCGAGCATGTTGGCGGATACGACGATCTAGTAAAATGGGCAGAAACCGTATGACTTTAATGACAGAACGAGCATATTTTAAACCATTCAACTACCCATGGGCATATGACGCATGGTTGAAACATGAGCAGTCACATTGGTTGCACACTGAAGTCCCGATGTCGGAAGATGTCAATGACTGGAAGAAGCGACTAAATGACGGTGAAAAACATTTCCTTACTAACATTTTCCGTTTCTTCACACAGGGTGACATCGATGTTGCTGGTGGTTATGTGAAGAACTATCTGCCATATTTCCCACAACCTGAAGTTCGTATGATGTTGATGGGGTTTGCGGCAAGGGAGGCACTACATGTTGCAGCGTATTCTCATCTTATTGAAACACTGGGTATGCCAGAAACGACATATCAAGAATTCCTCGAATATGACTCAATGCGTGCAAAGCACGACTACTTTACAGATTTGTCGAATGCAAATGGAACTCCTGAATCAGTCGCGACCAATATCGCTGCATTTAGTGCATTCACTGAGGGTATGCAACTGTTCTCATCCTTCATTATGCTCCTCAACTTCCCTCGTCACGGAAAGATGAAGGGAATGGGACAGATCGTTACTTGGTCGATTGTTGATGAAACTCAACACGCTGAAGGTATGATTAAACTGTTCCGTTCATACGTTGAAGAAAACCGTGAATTGTGGAATGACGATCTAAAGTCTAAGATCTATACAATTGCTGAGAAAATGGTAGATCTTGAAGACAAGTTTATCGAACTATCATTTTCGATGGGTGAGATGGAAAATCTAACACAGGATGACGTGAAAAAGTATATTCGTTATATCTGCGACCGTAGACTGATTAGTCTTGGTATGAAAGGCATCTTTAAAGTAAAGAAGAATCCACTACCATGGGTCGAAGAAATGATCAACGCACCAACGCATACCAACTTCTTTGAGAATCGTGCTACCGACTATGCTAAGGGTGCACTATCAGGTAAGTGGGATGACGTCTGGGGCGTAGCAGCATAAAATTAAACGAGAAAGGAACTAAAATGGCGAAGAAACTTACTATTAGAAATACGAGACCTTCATATGAAACTTTATGGTATTTTGAAGCGAATTCAACACAAAATAGTGCAGTAAGGGAATGGTTAGAAAATAATATCGATAAAGTTACATTTGATTTCGATATCCAAAATGATGCACTTGTTCAGGTCTTAGAGTTTACGTTTACAGATGATGTAGTCGCTCAAGAGTTTTCGGCATTTGTTGCATCAGGTAATCTAAGTGGTGCAATGGAGGAGTATAATACTTCCGTAGGCATTACATCAACTCAAACCATTACTGATGTGTAATATACATGTTTGACGAAGAACATGAATGTAATAATTGTGACGCAGTCTTCAAAGTCGATCATGACTTAGATGACGACTATTACATAGTCAAACATTGTCCCTTCTGCGGGACAAAAGTAACCGAAGACGAAGAAGATTTGTCTTGGGATGGTTGGGAAGAGGACGAATAAATAATCTACTTACGGAGTAGATTATGATTGTTAAGAAAAAACGTAAGCCGTTGCCGAAGAAGGTGCATAGAGTATATTGCACTTACTTCGACGACGGCAAATTTTATATTGGGTATTCATGTAAGACAGAGAAACTTTTCGAAGCATATTTCGGCAGTTCTTCTTATGTGACCAATTACACTGGCGAGATGCGCAAAGAAGTTGTCGCAGAATATGACAGCAAATCGCATGCCAAAGCAGTCGAGCATATCCTGCAATGGGAGCATAGACTCAACAATAATTGTATCAATCAAATGTGGAATGTGCGTCTGAGACTTGATCATCTGAAAGAATTAAAATTGCCTGATTGGAGACCTGGATGTTTTTCGCAGCACTCTTGATGCTAACTGCACTTGCGATTACTGGTGTCGCTGGGTATTTTTCAATACTTGGGTTGATGGCAATTTTCCCAGCATCTCCGATCGCTGTTGCAGTGATGGGTGGTGTGCTTGAAGTCGCCAAACTCATTACTGCCAGTTGGGTGTATCGCAACTGGAAAAGTGCAAACAAACTGTTGAAGACATACTTCACGATTGCAGTTTGTGTGTTGTCATTTATTACAAGTATGGGCGTGTTCGGTTATCTTAGTCGATCGCACATTGAACACACTACTGTTGGTGGTTCAGCAGTATTTAAAGTAGAACAACTCGAAAGCAAGAAGGCATCTGCCGAAAGGAGACTCAAAAATGCACAAACATCTTTGGATACTTTGGACAGACTCACTACTGCAGAGGATGTGCTCGATGCTAATTTTATTAGAAACAGACAGAAAAGAGAACGTGCGTCCCTCGATAATGAAATTAAGAGTGCGACTGCAGACATTGAGACTATTGAGACTGATCTCATACCGCTCAAAACAGAAAACCTCAAACTCGAAGCAGAAGTAGGTCCAATAAAATACATCGCAGAACTGTTCTATGGTAGTGGTGATACCGCTACCGTGGATAAAGCAGTGCGTCTGATGATTATCATGCTTATCTTCGTATTCGATCCTTTAGCAATTTTATTGATTATTGCTGCCAACATGACACTATTAGGCTTGACAAAAAGAGAAGAATCAGGTATAGTAGACTATGTCGTCGTTGATGAGGTTAAACCAAAGAAAGTTGTTCGAACTGCTAAGAAACCGAAGAAGAAACCTGTTGTTGAAACACCAGACTTCTTTACGTTCGAAAAACATGAGAATAAATCTCTTTCGACGCATGACATACCAGCGCCAGATCCTCCGAGGAGATCCTGGAGGGATGGTAAGATTATTATTGATGAAAACAATATAAGGAAAATGTGATGGATATTATGAATCAAGAATGGCGCGACGGTCTGAAGGTAACTCTTGCTCAGGGTGAAGCGACTGTCAGTTTTACGAAACTGAATGGTCAAGAACGTGTGATGCGCTGCACTCTACAAGAGAGTGTTGTTCCCCCATACAGTGAAAAGGGAACAAAGACAAAACCGCCCAGCGGTGAAACCCTCGCAGTTTGGGATCTAGAAAAAGGTGAGTGGCGAGCATTTCGTTACGACCGCATCACCTCCGTTAAATTTTAGGGCTTGACTTTTCCCACAAATTATAGTATAGTGGATATATTATGAAGAAAGGTGAATCTATGTATAAGTTGAAAGTTCCTGTTGCTGATTCTAAGGTCATGGGTGTAGAACCAATCTGGGTTGAAGACTATGCACCCGCAGATTACCAGTCAGAATATGGCAAGGCATTAAATTGGTATAACTTCATCGTTGACCAGAAAGATTGTCGTGCGTTTCTTGTTGACTGGTTCAAGGGTGATGCTACCAAACTCAAAGCAATCAGTCAGTTATCCGACAAGATGCTCCCTCGGACATATGCTAACAGTGCACGTATCGCTATGCGTGGATTTCCACTCACCGATGAGAATAAGGCACGCATCTGGGAAAAGGTGGAAGAACGTGTCAATAAGAAAACTGTTCTGATTGAAGATGACTCCACTGTGCCCGACCCTGTTGTTAAAGTAGTGAAGAAACCGCTGGTTGCGTCTGCCTTCGTTGTATCTGAAGTCAATGATGAGATTGAGAATTTGATCGCTGGCGAAGATACTCGTAACATTGCACAGATTCTAATGCCTTATCGTTTGTCAGATAAGAACTATCTTGACTGTGTTGAAAAGATTGAACCTATCCTTGCCGAGTTTGCAGAACTTGTAGAAGTTCGTCGTCTATCCAAGAGTCAGATGACTGATGGGCAGGAACAACTACTAGAAAGTTATGCTCATCTGACGAGCATGAAGTCTGTTAAAGATATTGTTAAACTGCTCGAAACATATATCAGTGATCTTAAGAAATCCTATGTCAGCAAGCAGGTTGCTAAGGTTCGCAAGAAGAAACCAAAGGATAAGTCCAAGTTGGTTCAGAATCTAAAGTTCCTCGTGGAAGATACTGCACTTGGTGTCACCAGCGTCGAACCTATTAATCTACTAAACTGTAGTGAAGTATGGACATTCGATACCAAGACTCGGAAGATCTCTAAATTCTTCAGCCCAGTCAGTGGAAGCATTACTGTAAAGGGTGCAAGTCTTGTAGGATTTGATGCGAACTTCTCTAACTCACGACTTCTTCGTAAACCAGAGACTCAAGTAAAAGAATTTTCTGAACTAGCGAAAAAAGACTTGACTAAATGGTACTCAGCCGTTAAAAGTAAGAGTGCGCCTGTTCGTGCACGATTGACTCCAACTACATTAATTTTGAAAGTGTTTTAATGACCGATAAAAGTGACAATATTACTTACCTGAAGACGAATGTAGTTAAGGAGATCGACAAAGAATCTCTAAGTTATTTCCTTGAAGGTGCTACAGAATATGCAGCATATCAAGAGGCGGAGGCATTCGCACAAGCCTGTCTGCGGGGTATTCTTATGGCGGCAGAGAAAAAGATTGGTCTTAAGAATGAGAACTTTCATTCTGATGCTGCCGTTATCGCTGTTATGATCACTGGTTTATACATGCGGCAAGCAGGAGTTGAATGTCCTGAGATTAACATGCTTGATGACGTTCGTGAAGCATTAACTGTTACGAAAGAAGACATAGAATGATTGTTGTTGATTTTAACCAGACTGCTATCAGCAGTATGATGGCAGAACTAGGTGGTCGTCGTGATGTGGAAGTCAATCTTCCGCTGATTCGGCACATGATCATCAATGCCATTCGTTCATATAAGCGGAAGTTTGGTGCTGAGTTTGGCAGCATTGTGATTGCTTGTGATAACCGTCACTACTGGCGTCGTCAGTATTTTCCTAACTATAAGGCGAATCGTAAGAAAGCACGGCAGGAGTCTGGGTTTGATTGGTCTGCTATCTTCGAAGCACTACACCAAATTCGTAGCGAGTTGCAAGAACACTTTCCGTATCCTGTAATCGACGTTGATGGGGCAGAGGCAGATGATGTTATTGCAGTACTCGCCGAATATAGTCAGACCATGAACACTGATGGTCTCATACCTAGTGCTGAACCATTCCTTGTTCTGTCTGGTGACCATGACTTTCAGCAACTACAGAAGTGGAGCAATGTTAAACAGTATGCTCCTGTTCAGAAGAAGTTCTGTAAGTTGAAGGAATCACCTGAAGCAGTGCTCATGGAACACATTATCATGGGGGATAAGGGTGACGGTGTTCCGAACCTCCTATCTGATGATGATACTTTCATCAATGGTCAGCGTCAGCGTCCTATTCGCAAAGATAAACTTGCTGAATGGAAAACGCAGAAACCAGAAGAGTTTATCACCAGTGATGAAATGTGGCGCAATTTCCAGCGTAACCGTGAACTGGTTGACCTGTCGCGTATTCCTGAGGACATCAAAGTAGCGATTATAGATAGTTATGAGAAACAACTGGGTGGAGATCGCTCAGGTCTGTTGAACTATTTTATCGCCAATCGTATGAAGCAGATGATTGAACTCGTTGATGAATTTTAAAAGAAAGACTTGAAATGGCACAAAGACTACCACCAAAGAAATTTAAGCAGATAGATGAGGCACTTGATTGGGCATGCGAGGCAGACACGACTGACGAATTGCGCGAACGTGTGAGAGCAATCTCGCTCGGCAATTCTGTTCTCATGCGATTTGTTGCATGGGGCGTCGGATATGAGCAAGGTCCAATTAATCTTCCCGATGGTCCAACTCCATATAAGGATGAGGGACTACCTGCTAACATGGCAGATACAACCATCACCCAAGAGTTCCGTCGAATTTTGACTCTCTTACCAGAAGGCAGCGCCAGTAAAGTACCGCAGTTCCGCCGCGAGGAAATTTGGATGCAGACATGTCAGGGGTTGCAAATTAAAGAAGCGAAATTGCTTGATCACATTAAGGATCAAACTTTGCTTGAAGCATATCCTCGTCTCGCGGAAGTTCTTGAAAGTTTCCTGACAGGTTGGAAAGCGCCAGAGGTTAAGAAGAAGAAAGCGCCAAAAAAATCCTTAGTAGTATAAAAGTTAGTTATGAAAAACTTTCTTCTATATTTCGGAAACGCGAGAGCAGGAAGCACGTGGTTGCATGGGGAGTTAAGCAGAAGAACCGACTGTAATTTTCCAACGCAAAAAGAGATTTTTATCTTTCAAGATCACAACATAGTATCGGGTCCAGAATGTTTTGATAAAACAAAATACTTCGAGAACATGGCACTATTGGCAAATGACGAGCATGTTACATTAACTGGTGATCTCTCGCCTACAAACGCACACGCCACAAAAGAACAACTTCGCTGGTTTAAAACTAATGCAGATAATGTTGGACTTAACGTTCTGCCCGTTATGACACTAAGAGATCCTCTCTCGCAAGTCATATCACATACAATGATGAAGATGACAATAAACAGAATCCCAGAATTTGATTCTACGGGGTCGGTCAATTCTATGGATGACGTTAAATCTTGGTATATAAATCAACTGATAACCAACACTCCAGGTGAAACTCCAGAGTCAGTGGCAGACATACTGGAGTCAGGAAGACCTGACTTCGAGGAAAGTTCTCTCTCGTGGAGAGAAACAGTAGATAATGTTACTGAAGTGTTCGGGAAAATTCATTTTAATTTCTATGAAACATTGTTCACGAATGAATCTTTTTCTAATTTTTTCTCGTATCTAGAACTACCATATACTGGTACTGTAGAACCCACCAACATAGGTTTGAGTTTGCAACTGAACGAGAGTCAAATTGCAGAATTGCTAACATTATATCCGTTTAAGCAGGAAAATTATGCTGATGCAGTTTCTCGTTTCAGTAAAGAAATTATTGATAAAATATGGATACCCCCTGATAAAATAAATTTTTCCCGTAAGATTTGGAGTTTTGGTGAACATCCAGAATTTAGTGATGAAGAGAAACGTGAATTATATGATAGTTATCCATTTATGCGCGAAAACTACGACTTTGCAGTCGACCGTTTTGGTCAGGAGTTTATAAACAGCATATGGTGGAACCCATATAAATAATATTTCCGTGAAAGAAGTAAGGAAATTTGATGGGAGCAATTTTAGAGCACAAGCATCTCATTGTGCGAGCAGAACTTAACAATCCGCCACAATGTGCAGAGGCAATCCAAGATTGGATGAAGACTCTGGTTGATAAAATTGGTATGAAGATACTAATGGGTCCATATGCTGTTTACAGTGACATGGTTGGTAATCGTGGTTTGACTGCAGTTACCATTATCGAAACATCGCACATTGCTATGCATGTTTGGGATGAGGTTTCTCCTGCTCTCATGCAACTGGATGTGTATACCTGCAGTGCTCTTAATACTGCTGATGTATTCGCTGCTCTGGAGGAATTTGAACCACGACATGTGGAATTTACATATATTGACAGAGAGCATAATCTGACACTACTGGATAAAGGAACGGTGAATGAGGTTCTTTCTATTTCAACATAAGAAAGAACTGTGGATTGTCAATAATCCAAACAAGGTTCCGAAACCAAGAGAACTCTTGCTACAAAACAGCAAGATAGAAATCCTCCGAGATAAAGCAGAAGTTCTCGGAAAAGGTTTGACGCTTGTCGATAAAGTTACCAGAAAGAAATCTGCAGGGCATACTCCGGAAACTCGTAAAAAGATTTCAGAAGCACTAACTGGCGAAAAGAATCCAAACTGGGGCGGACTATCACCAGAGCATAAAGCATCGATAAGTCGAACCATGCGGGGGACTAGGCGACGAGATGGTAATCCGATGTATGCTAGGAGGCATACTTGGGAAACTCGCCGACTCATGGCAATCAAGGCAAGTATGAGACGTCGCAAGTGGTGTGTTGAACCGAATGGTAAATGCCACCTTGTTGACCCTCTGACTTTCATATTACCAGGAGGTTGGTTGTGGGGTATGAAATATGACCCATATCGTCCACGAAATTAATTTTAAAAAAACAAAATTAGGGCTTGACTTTTATTACATTTTAGGGTATATTGGAATATAAGATGTGAAAAGGAAGTTTGATTATGTTGACTCTTGCTGATATTAATGTCGCTACCAATAGCCGCGATGGCGACATCTTTTCAGACCTGCACAAAGATGTGTATGGTTTCCGTCCTCGTGGCATCACCTTCTCTTCAGCTGAAGAGTTTGATGCTGAGTATGAGCGTCTCGTGGGGAAACTCTCGGAGCAGATCGATGAAGACAAGATTCGTCAGGATCGTAACTTCTCTGAGTTCGTTTGCCGTGTAGACGGTATCATGGGGTTGGTCAAGAACTGCTTTGATAATGCGGCAGCAGTCGCCATTATCTGTGAAGCAGAAGGCATTGATGATGAAGAAATGCGCTTCTATGGTTGGGAATCTCTTGAGTATCGTCTCGATCTCAAGTATGGTTCTATCAAGAAGTGGTTGGAAGAATAAATAAGTTTATAAGTCGGTGAGGGAAAACGGTAATCCGCAGGTCTCCAAAACCTTGAGAAGTAGGTTCAATTCCTACCACCTTCGCCAGATTTGCCCTTATAGCTCAGTTGGTAGAGCAGTTGATTTGTAATCATCAGGTCGTGGGTTCGAAT